TTCGCACAGGGGTTTATTAAAGGCGCAGCAGACCTAAAGGATAACACAAAATGAATTACTTATTAGAAGCATTAATTAAAAAACTAGAAGGAGAAATTGCGGTTGCACTTGCAAATATCAGAGTGTATGAGAGAGCCGCCGCAGGGATTGGAGAACATCCAGACATTGTTGAAGCCATTGAAACTCAAATAGAAAAAGTCGCTAATGCAGAAGAAAAGATTGCAACGATTATCAAGTATTTTTCTAAGTAGGAAATCCTTTTAGTTACCGAAAAATAATTCTTGACAAATGGTTTCAAATTTCTTATAATATATTTATATTTAGGAAATAAGTTATTGAGTGACAGATTTTACAATCAAATGCTACAAGCAACTGGATGGTGTCCAGGCTTTCGTAATACCTTCACTCTTAGCGAATACAAACAAAAATTTAATTTTAGGAGAAAACGAATGGCTTGGACAGATGAAACAAAACAACAAGCAATAGATATGTATCAGGAAATGGAACCCACACCTGAAACATCAATGGAGATTGTCAAGGATATCGCAGAAGAACTTGGCGAATCACCAAACGGGGTTCGTATGATATTAACAAAAGCAGGCGTGTATGTAAGAAAAACTCCAGCAGCTAGATCAACTTCTTCAGGTGGATCAACAGGTGGTGGCAGAGTTTCTGTTTCAGATGCACAAGAAAAACTTTCCACAGTATTGAAAGATGCAGGTCAAGAAGTTGATGACGCAATCATTTCAAAACTAACTGGTAAAGCAGCTGTTTATTTTGCCAGTATCGTAGAAAACTTAAACAATTAGTGTAATTTAACCTTTACCAAGGCAGTGATGACTGCCTTGGTTTTTTGCACCTTCAAGAAGTAACCTCTGCAATTTAGCAATACAAAAGAGTTTTCGTTAGACTAAATTGGAGGAAAAATGAAAAAGGAAGAGCTTAAAAAAAGACTCGATGAAGCTGGTGACGCAATTATCACATACAGAAGTCAAAACTCAAGAAAGTTAAAGTACAATGTTTGCACTAATGACTTTTCTACCAAGTATATACAAGAGAAAAGAAATAGAGCAAAAGAGAACAATAAAACTATATTATTATTTTGCTGGGACACGGATTCTTATAGGATACTTACCCCTGAAAATGTAACCAGTGTTGTTCCTCTTAACCGAGTGATTAGGAATGATTGATCTTAATACTCCCGCAATCTATGAAAAAGTAATTCAAGAAACTGAGCATGAACAGATTCGTCTTATGGTTTCTACCTTTAGAGAAGTTGAATATTTATCTTTGCGTAAGTATTATTTAGACTTTGATGAAGAGTGGCAGCCATCAAAAGATGGTATTTCTATGCCTATAGATTTTGATAATAGTAGAAACCTTTTTCAAGGATTAGTAGAAATACTATCTCTTGCAGAAAGCAAAAACATACTAGAAGAAGAATTTAAAGAATTGCTAGATGAGATCTACTTATAAAAAATATTTCTTGACAAATCCTTTGGATTTTAGTATAATATACATATGAAAAATTTAGAGGCATTAATCAATCAAGCAAAAGTCGCTTACTACAATGGTAAGCCTTTTATAGCAGATGAAGTCTATGATAGACTTCTTGATCAACATAATATCTCAGAAACTGTTGGGACAGACGTTAGTAGTTCTGACAACAGATATCCCCACGCCTTTCAAATGTATTCTTTGCAAAAAGTATACGCAGGAGATTCACACCCAAACTATGAAGGAGAAGCTGTAATAGTTACTCCAAAGTTAGACGGGGCTGCAGTAAGTTTGCAGTATATTCGTGGAAAACTTAACATGGCTTTAACAAGAGGCGATGGTAAGTATGGAATTGATATTACAGAAAAAATAAAACATCTTGTACCCTGTGAACTCTGGACAGACGAAGCAGAGAGTACAAAAATAATGCAAATCACAGGAGAAGTAGTCGCCCCATTAAGTATTGAAAACGCTAGAAACTATGCAGCGGGTGCGCTAAATCTCAAAGATATAGAAGAATTTAAACAAAGAGATCTATATTTTATCGCCTATGGTGTTCAACCATACCCAACCAACAATTTTGTAGAAGATATGCACCTTTTGTCCGAATGGGGATTTGAGACAGCTATTGACTCATATTTTGTTGAGTTTCCAAAAGACGGAGATGTCTGGAGAGTTATAGACAATGCTTACTTTGAAAAGTTAGGATATACTTCCCACCATCCTCGAGGAGCCTTTGCCAAGAAAAAACGACAAGAAGGAGTTGTAACTACACTTCTCGATGTTACATGGCAAGTAGGAAAGTCAGGGTGTGTATCACCAGTAGGAATACTAGAACCAATCAAAATAGGGGATGCTACAGTAAGTAGAGTAAGTTTACATAATGTAGCCATCATAGAAGCATTAGGGTTAGAAATCGGATGCCAAGTAGAAGTAATTCGGGCAGGAGAAATCATCCCACAAGTAGTAGCGAGAGTAGACTAATGTATTTACAAATGGAATGTGAGGTATGTGGAGTACCTCGATATAAGTGCGATTGCACTAAGGAACAATTAATGGAACAATCAGGTAGAGTAGAATATCATACCTATGCAGTAGAAAACAGAGAAGCAGTAGTATTTAAATATGCTGACGGCACTTGGGGCTGTGATTACTATGAAAATTCTGTTTTTATTGCTTCGGAAAAATATGAAGGACACAGTGAAGAATATGCAGAGAGTGCTGCAGACAATTACTGTTTTAGGGTGAAAAACTTTGAAAACAATCAAACTACGTAGAGCGAATCCTCTCCCAGAAAAACCCTGTGGTGAGTGTAAATTCTATGAGCCAGTTCATGATATTAGTAATAAACTATCAGAAGGATGGTGTAGAGTAACTATGCCACCAAACTTTGTTCTATCAGAGGAAACTTGTGAAAAATGGCAAGCAAAAACCTAAGAGAAAAGATCGAATTACGTATGCAAATTTTAGAAACAATGATGCACAAGAATATGCATATTCGTGACCCAAAGACAGTAGAGTTATTTTTAGATAGACTTACATATTGTTGGGGATCTTTGAACGAAGAAGACCGAGATTTTATTCAAGGTTGTAAGACTGCTTTGGAGGAAAAAATTGAGTGGAGTTTATAATCAAACTTATTTCAATAATCACCCCGAAGAAAAAGAGCGTGAAGGCGTTCTCTATGGTGTAATATTAGTAAACCAACGAACCTTTGAACGCGAATGTATCAAGGTAGGAATCGCCAGTGGTAAAGACTGGCGGCATGTAATCAAAAGAAGTCGTGGTTTCAAAGGATACGATCTCCGCATTCAACGAACATATCACGATACAATCTATAACTGCTGGAAAATAGAGCAGTCCCTTCATGAGGAGTTTAAACACGATAGCTATTCCCCAACTCAAAAATTTGGTGGGCATACAGAGTGTTTCAAAATTTCCTCTCTTATTTTATCCCACTTCCCAAAAAATAAATCTTGACAAATGGTCAGTCGTTTGTTATAATATAAACATATTTGGGAGAAAGACAAACATTGAGACAGATAGTACCGCCAACAAATTGTCCAGCATGTAACAGTGTTTTGGAATTTGTGAACGATCAACTATTCTGCAAAAACAATGAATGTCCTGCTCAGTCATTTAAAAAGATTGAGCACTTCGCAAAAACATTAAAAATCAAAGGACTTGGTCCTGCAAGTATTGCAAAACTAGGTCTTGAAGATTATCACGATATTTATTCATTATCCCAAGAAGAAATATCTTTATTACTGGATTCAGAGAAATTGGGTACGAAGTTACACGCAGAGATACAGAAATCAAAGAGCGTCGACCTAATCACTCTACTTCCAGCTTTTTCGATACCGCTGATAGGCACAAGTGCTTCAAACAAATTAGCAAAACACATCTCACATTTACATGAGATAACCCCAGAGATATGTAACGAAGCAGGTCTGGGTCAGAAAGCGGCGTCGAATCTTGTAGACTGGTTGGTGAACTCATTTCATGCCAACAGATATTACGACTTACCCTTCTCTTTTTCTTGTAAAAAGCAAATACAGGTCAGTCAAACTGACACTAAGGGAACAGTTTGTATTTCAGGAAAGCTAAAAAGCTATCCTACAAAAGCAGCCGCACAACAAGTATTAGAGAAATACGGCTTTGTTGTAAAGGATAATTTAACAAAAGATGTCACAATTTTAGTAAATGAGAGTGGCATTGAGAGTTCAAAAACTAAGAAAGCAACAGAAATGGGAATAACAATATATAATAACATAAAAAATTTAATTAAGGAAATTTAAAAATGGCATTACCAAAATGGACAGACGAAAGAACTCAACAATTAGTTGATTTCGTAGGCAGCGAGAGCCCAATCTCACAAGCCACAGTTGCTAGCGCAGCTGAAGAGTTAGAAACATCAACAAGATCAGTTTCTAGCAAATTAAGAAAAATGGGTTTTGACGTTGAATTAGCTTCAGCATCAGCATCTAAATCATTCTCAGAAGAACAAGAAGCAACTCTTGCATCTTTCGTGACTGATAACAGTGGTTCTTACACTTATGCAGAAATCGCTCAGCATTTCGCAGGTGGAGAATTTTCAGCTAAATCAATTCAAGGTAAAATCCTTTCTATGGAACTTACAGAGCATGTTAAACCAGCTCCTAAAGTAGAAACAGTTAGAACTTACACTCCTGAAGAAGAATCAACTTTTGTTGACATGGTTAACAATGGTTCTTTTGTAGAAGAAATTGCTGACGCTCTTGGCAAATCAGTAAATTCAATCAGAGGAAAAGCTCTTTCATTACTTAGAAGTGGTGAAATCAACTCTATCCCAAAACAAAAAGAAACCAAAGGTTCAAGCAAAGCAGACGTACTTGCTGGCTTAGATATCACTGGAATGACTGTTGATCAAATTGCTGACGAAATCGGCAAAACAGTTAGAGGTGTAAAAACTATGCTAACAAGAAGAGGTCTACAATGTGCAGACTACAACGGCGCAGCTAAAAAAGAAATAGGTTAATTATTAATTAATTTCATGTGGGGGATTCGTTCCCCCACTTTTTTGCTTATAAAACTTATGGGAGAGTTCATTGAATATTGCGTCTGCGCTACTAAAACAAATTATTGTTCAGAAAGATTTAGATACATGGTCTAAGTTAAAAGAACATTACCTACCTGGCGAGTACCAGCCGATATTTCGTATCTTAGATAAACATATAGATAGTTATCAGGATCTCCCCAAATTCGAAGATCTCCGTTATGAAGTGCGAGATCGAACCCTTCAAGAAAAAATATTTGCAATCGAATCAGTTGAAGTCGAGGTTGACGCTTGGCTTTTGCTTGACTATTTAAAGAATGAATATGCACAAGTAGAAATACTAGATGAACTTGATAAATATATTGATAACACAGTCGCAATGGCTAGTGCAGAAGAAAACATAGAACAACTACAAGAAATAGTGTTAAGGGTAAGTGACAAGGTAGATGTCAAACCACCAGAAGAAAGTATGCAGAGCATATCTCTTTTTGAGGATGACAAAGAACTATCGAGGTATTTACCCTTAGGACTCAATAGTGAATATGATTCACAAATTCAGTTCTCTCCCAAAGACTTGGTGCTTGTGGGAGGTAGACGTGGTGCTGGTAAATCTCTTACTTGTTGTAATCTTGCAGCAAATGTATATGCATCAGGACGTAGTGCCTTATACTTTACAATAGAGATGGACAGCAGACAAATTCTACAAAGAATATGTTCGATAGCTACTCGAATCCCACTTAAACGACTACGAAGTAAAACTCTTTCCGCAGAAGAGTGGAACTTAGTTGGTGGTTGGTGGGCAGGTCGTTTCGATGGTGGACATGAATTATTACCAGAGTTTGAGAAATCTCATGACTTTGATACATTTCATAAAAAACTTACGAAACTTCCTCTACACAAAGAAAGACAACTGGATGTAATTTATGATCCAGCTCTTACACTTTCTAAGATTCAATCAGAATTAGATAAGAAAGTTAATCAACTTGATGTAGGTGTAGTAATAGTAGACTATCTAAACCAAGTTCGCCGCCACAATGCACCCAGTCGTTCAGGACAGTATGACTGGACAGAACAGATCGAAGTAAGTAAGAAAATGAAACTATATGCTCAAGAATATGAAACTCTTTTCTTTGCACCTTATCAAACAGATGCAAGTGGAGAAGCTAGATTTGCAAAAGGTATTCTTGATGCAGCAGATGCAGCTTACGCATTAGAAACATGGGAACAACAAGATGAGTGTATGACATTTAATTATGTCAAAATGAGAAGTAATAGAATGGAAAGTTTTACCAGTGTGGTTGACTGGGAAACTCTAAAGATTGGACCTCAAACAGCATTGAATCCTAAAGAACGAGAAGTTATAGAAAATAGTATGAAAACTGGAGAAAACGTAGATGATTTATAATAAAGTAAAGTCCGCAGCTTTTGGAGAGGGCGGCAAATGGTGGAAACTATACAGGAATAATAGATGATATTATATACAGAAGCACAACTTTTAACAGCTTACACTAGATTTATAAAAGAATTAAAATCAAGTAGTGTAAGAGTAAAACAACCAACAATAGAAGAGTTTCGATTAATATACGAAACTGAAATGGAAGAACAATATTTTGACGATATGGAGACAGATTATGACCAAAACTGAAGCAGCAGCATTAAAAGAATCAGTAATACAAGTGGCAGCTGCGCTAGTAATTAATTTTCCATTGCAAACACTTATGTTATGGCTATTAGTAGAAAAATGGAATTGGACTAGTGCCTTTCTTATTTCCGTAACAACTACAGCAGTGTTTACAATAGTAGCATTAATTAGAACATATATGATACGAATGGAAATTGAAAAAAGACGCAGACGTGGCATATGGAGAAAACAGCGTGGCAGCAGATAGAATTAGTAAAGAACTGGCAGAGAATACACCTCTGCCACCTTTCACGATTGAATATCAGAAGGTAAAATTTTTATTAAATCAACCAGCAATAGTAAAAAACATAACTAAAGTTCCTTTAAATTATGAACTTATGGAAAGTGTAGAAGAATTTGGGATTATGTCACCAATTTTAACTATGCCTAGTTATTATCCGATTGCGGGCTCTCAAAGAATAAGAGCTTTATGGGAATTAGTAAGAACTCACCCTGAAGGATATACATTTAAAGACATAAAAATAGAAGTACATAAATTCGATAAAGATTGGTGGAACTTGATGTTTTTATGGAGTGATAGAAAAGAATCAGAAAGAATGGTAGCGATATGGTTTCAAATGGCAGAGTTAGTATGGAAAAGTAGATACTATGAACATACTAAAGATCCTAAAGGAACAGATATGACACATTTTGAAAAAATCGGAGATATGTTGAAATGGCAACATAAGTCTCCACAAAGAGAAAAATTAGTAGATAAGTGACAGTAGAAGAATTATTACAGGAAAGAAAGATACAGTATAAATTGTCTCCAGCAGACTGCATTGTGTCATGTCTTAATCCTGAGCATGATGATAGTAATCCTAGTATGAGGATTGATAGAGTTACTGGAGTTTTCAACTGTTTTTCTTGTGGCTTTCGGGGCAATATATTTAATCATTATAATGCACCTTCGAATCCTTTAGATATTCGTAGAGAGAAAGTTAGAAGAAAGATCGAAGAAAAAAGAGCATCTTCTGTTGGATTGAAGATGCCAAAGAACTTTATGCCGTATGTAGGCAACTGGAGAGATATAAAACCAGAGACTTATAAAAAGTTTAGTGCGTTTTTACATCCAGACAAACCATTTACAAATAGAATTAGTTTTCCAATCAAGGACTTGACAGGAAGAATAGTAGCATTTAACTGCAGAACTCAGTCCCCCACTGAAGTTCCAAAGTATTTAATCCATCCCCCTAAAGCAGTGCTACCTCTATTCCCTGCTCAAGTCCGCCCCGTCAAAGGGAGAGTTATACTTGTAGAAGGTATATTTGATGTATTAAATCTACATGATAAAGGATTGGAAAATAGTATATGTTGTTTCGGTACACGTAATATAGATGTAGAGAAACTAAAATTATTAAAAATGCAGGGGATATCTGGTATAGACTTGCTTTTTGATCCAGATCAAGCTGGACAAGAAGCGGCAGTTAAAGTACAAGAAATGTGCGATATTGCAGAGATACTGCACAAAAACATAAAAATACCAATAGCATTAGGGGATGCAGGATCATTAACAAAAGAAAAAGTAAAAGATTTAAAGGAGAATTTATATGGGTAAACAAATGCCTATACACATTAAAAACGGAAGCAGAGAAGAAGTTGTATTATTTATAAAAGAGAATAAAACAATTCAGATGCCCCCAACAAATTCAATGTTACTAGATGGTAGTATTGATACTACTGGGTGCTGGATAAACACTAGAGGAAAGCCAGGTCAATATATAAAACAACGATATACAGGTGAACATGACTGGCTTGTTGGTTCAAAAGATAATAACGGATATTGCCACAGACTTACATATGCATTACACTATAATAAATGTTTAGTGGCGGAAGAATACAAAAATCATATTGTGGGTCACTTATGTGAAGAAATAAATCCATATGACCATCAAAGATGTTGTAACCCTTTTCATTTATCTTTAATGACAAAAAGTCAAAATATGCAACAATGGCACAAATTGCACAAGGAGAGAAAATATGCCTAAAGTAGCCTTAATTGAGAGTAAACCTAGTAGACAGGATTATGTAAA